TGATATGTACCCAATATTAAAGAGGGACGGGTATGTGCCATTGCTGGCATTATCTATTAAATAAAGGACTCGTCCCCTGTTTGAAGGGTAACGAATTACCTATATTTAATGATTCCCCTTGTGGGGGTACCCCCCGGTTACTGATCCGGGACATCAAAATCGCTAGTCAACTATCATATATATGCTGTTGGGGAACTCCAAACTGGAAAGTACCCTCAGATATATATGACTTGACTTGTCGCTTGTGCCACAACAATAAGAATACCATGAAAAACATTAAACTGACACGACTAATAATAAAATTACTATCGCGCCTTTGGTTTAATGGTTTACAATATCAAGAACTTATAAAAATTACAGATAAGTTCTTTGATATTCTTCTTCATGATATAAAGCTGTCCGGTACCCATTGTACTGTTCTAAATTTCAAGGAAATGAGATTAGCCATCACAAGATACTTGTGTGGTAAACCTTTAATTACCTGTGAAAGGAAGATCAGATTGATCAATGGATTTCCCAAGAGACTTGATTTCTTGAAACAATTCATTGATTCAGGGGAGGTATATAAAATACGATTCGTATTTACACTTTTAAATGTAACACGAACTCTTATTTATAATACTGAACCTAAATTCAATACTTTAACTGATCCATACTCTGGACAGTCAAATTTTAGTGAGTTCAAACAATTCACTAAAGAATTTGTTAAAGATTTTAAGCTTACTCTTGAGAGTACCAGCTACCATCCCTCAATGTATTACCTGACAAATAAGTCAGGTCCACTTGGTCATGCGTTGATGACGTCAATGTCCCATTGGTGAAAATATAGTGGTATTTCTACACTATATTTAATACGTATCATTGCAGGAATAACCCATACATTAATATGTATGAAGGAATTCCGATGATATGTACCCAATATTAAAGAGGGACTCAAAAATAGACGTTTATCAATCGTTCATGATCCAGAGGGTAAATCAAGAGTTATAGCAATATTTGATTATTTATCTCAATGTTGTCTAAAATTGATTTCTGATCAATTATTCAACAAATTGAGACATTTTAGTCAAGATAGAACTTTTACTCAAGATCCATACATTGAAAGAGACAGTGACAACCATTATTGGTCCTTGGATTTAACTGCAGCAACAGATCGCTTCCCTATACAAATACAGCAAGATTTACTAACAGAAATGTTAGATAAACACGTTGCATTTGCATGGAAGTGTTGCATGATCAGGGAACCTTTTGCATACCAAAATGGAAAAGTCATAACATATTATAAATATGCTATTGGCCAACCAATGGGTGCTCAAAGCTCCTGAGCCATGTTTACAATAGCTCATCACATGATCATCCAATAT